GGTTTCATTCGAGCCAATTTTTCTCTGGACTCGACCGCCATTTCTTGTTTTTCAAGAGATGTTTCAGCTCTTAATTCAGCTAATTCTTCGTTTTGATCCATTTTATCCTCAAGGTTTCCTTGATTCATCATTGCCTTCATACGATCTAAATTTAGTCTCGTATCTGCTTCTTGACGTTTTTTCTCGTTGTCAATTGCTCTAATATCCAGCTCTCTTGCTCTTAATTTAGCAATAGGGTCATGATCAAACTGAGAAGTGATCTTTTTCTCCTCTTTCATAAATTCTTCCATCATTTCAGCGACTAAAGTCGCTTTTCGGCCTTCAATTTTCTGTTGTAAGGCCATTGTTTCGTTTTGAGCTTGTGGGTTTTGTTGTACAAACTGCGGATTTTGCAACATTTGTTGCATTTGTGCTAATTTTTGCAATTCTTCTCTAAATTCCAGTTCAATTTGCTCTTGTGCCATTAAAGAAATGTGTTCTAGACAGTTTTTTTCAACTGACGCTGCTACCATAGGTGCATTTCGCACCATATTCGTTGCAATAAAGTTTAAATGGGCTGTAATATGCGCTTGATGGTCTTGACCAGGAAACGCTTTAAAAGGTAGTCCACCTAAAGCATCAATGTGTTCTAATGCTGGATCTTTTGGCATGGGTTTTGGTGGTTTTTTTAATATTAAGTCAATATCTTTTGCACCCAAAGCTTCATACATATTTCGGTACACTTCGTACTGATTGTGTAGTGAAGGATTTGAGGTTGCCAATTGCAATTCCGTTTGCGCAAGGGAGATACGCTGAGTTTGACTAAATATATTAGGATCTGCAACTGGCAAAATATCTACGCGGTCATCAAAGTCCGTTTGCATAATTTGCCTTTGGCCTCCAACAACATCGTATGGATATACGGGTGGTAGATAAAGTTTGAAAACTCTAGCAAGTAAATTAAATTCTCTTTTCATGGCAGCATAAACTCTTTTATGAATCGCTGACATAACTCTTGAACCTCTCTCCAACATAGCTACGGTCGTACCCACTGCTGCTTGTTGATTCCCATCACCCACTTGCAGGTCCGCTATAGAAGCGAATCTTTGTCCTGCTGATACTACGACCCCCATTAAAGATAATAGTGTTTGAGATGGTTCCTTGAAAGGAAGTGTCATAAAGGCGTCTCTTAAATTTCCGCCAGGTGCGTCCACATCTCTAAATTCTCCAGGTTGAATGGATTGGGCTTCGTCTCTCATTTTAATGCCACGCATTTTAAATCCTGCGGGTAAATTAGATAACGTTCCAGCATCCAACAGCGATCTTAATGCTGCGGTTGCTGTTCTTGATAAGCCACCAATCATATGTATCAGACCAAAGCCATAAAAGCCTAGTCCAGGTAAAAATTTAAAGTGAACGAAATATTGAATTCTGTTTTTTAGTTTATCTCCAATTTCAAAGTTTCTTCGAACGGATAATATTTTTCTTGTGCCTTCTTCAAGGGTTACGATATAGGGAAGTTTAATGCCTGTCGGTTCTCCATCTTCACCTTTATCTTCAAAGCCTTCTAAATCTAAATCAATGTGACATTCTAAAAGCGTAAACATACGATCGTCTCGACCTTTTGTGGTACCTTCGAGGGTACGTTCTTTTTTTTCTGATTCGGTTTCTTGAATGTAATTAGGATTCAGTTCAATGTCTTTATAAAAACCACCGACTTGTTGTTTTCTTAAATCATTTTCAGTCATACGCACCATATGAATAATGGCTTCGCAATCATCCAGTGATGTGGCTGTGTAAGGAACGACTAAGTCATCGGCAGGTACAAACTTGGATACCGCTCGTTGCATTACTTCATCGTAGTACACTTTTTTAAAAGCGGATCCTGCGAGGGGCAGGTAAAATAACATTTGATCAAATTCGGCTTCGTATTCTTTCATCTGATCCATGAGAACATAATTCATGTAATCTTTAACACGCGTTGCTTGCGCTTCTTTATCAGGAGTGGGTAGTCCAATGATTTGCGTTCTGACTGGACCTCCTGCTGGAAGTAATTCTTTATAAGCGAGTGCTTGAAATTGTGTAACAGCTTCTGCTAGTACAGGATGCGTGGCCCCTGATGCGCCTTTAAAAGGTTCGGTTCTATCATTATACTTAAAGCCTAATAAATCTAAGCCTTCGGTATAAGCGTGTTCCCAGTCTTTTCGAGATGTTTTATAATCGGTGTAATGGTCGTACAGTTTGGTGCCTAAAGGATCGAGAACATTGTCGGGTAATAATTCTGCAAGGTTCGCGAAGTGACCGTTGTCTTCACCAGGGTTCACGGCTCGGGGATCAAAAGTAATTTCTGCGCTTCCATCATCGTTCTGTTGAACATCAACAGGAGGTTTGCCTTGTTCAGCAGCTTTTTCTTGCTCAACAATTTCAACTTCTTCTGGACTTGGAACGTTTATGGTTTGCTCTACGTTCGGTAATGATTTGTCAATATCAGCCATTTAATTTCTCCGCTTCGATTGTTTTAGCAGTATTAATATCATTATACAAGTTATGAATTAGGCCCTTTTTTAGGAGGCATGGTTTTTGTTAAATTTGATACTCCGCCATTGGCTAATTTTTGTGCAAGCGTTTTTGTTCCTTGAGCCTTGGTTTCTAATTCTGGTTCTCTTTCCCAATCATAAGCGTCATCATCTTCTAAATCCCACCAGTTACCTTTTCTCCAATCCCAGTCATCGTCTCCATTGCTTTTGCCCGCAAAGGTTCTTGCATTCTTCAAGTTAATTGCAAGCTCGAATAACTGATCAAGGTTCGCGCCTGGTTCGTCAAGATTAGTTGTTTTCATTATAATACACTCACTATTCCGCCTTTAAAAAAAGGAGTCCCTGAAATATCTCCACCTGTTGGTGATTGTCCTCGACCACCCCCTGGTTCATTTCTTCCAGTATTATCTCTGTCTCCCCTGCCTCCTCTTGGAGGATCTGGTTTACGTCTACCATACCCAAAAGGATTACCTACATTTATAGGTGAAGTTGATACAGGTCCAGCGTGTTTTGCTGCTTGTTTTCTAATTTTAGATGGTATTGTTTGCGTGTTAGCGATGTATCTTGCAAAATTTTTATTAGCTTTTAATTTATCTAATTGTGATATTTTTCCCATGTTTATATTTACAGGGATTCCTTTTTCGCCCCAGTTTTCTCTCATAAGAGAATGTTCTGGATAATAATCATCCTCTTCTTTTCCTTGGATGCCATATATACCTCCTATAATTCTAGCAAAGTTACCACTCGACATATGTCCTTTTTTATACGCATCAAACACCTTCTTTAAGGTGTTCTCTTTAGAGTCAAACATAGATTCAGTTTGTGTAACATATTCTTGATCCTTTAAAGGCTTCATGATTTCTCCAGTGAAAGGATCCTTTATAACATCCTCAGCTGTTGCTTGCGCTTCAGTTCTTCCATAAGGATCAACGGGGGGTAAAAAAGGAAGTCCCCTCTCTCCTAAATATTGTGGGGTTCCTGTGGGTGGTGTAAGAGTAGTAAATTCACCTAACTTTTTTCCTTGGTCCTTTCCATAAATTTCTACTCCACCTCCAATAGAATCAAAATCATGTTTGTCAATTGCACTTATAGTGCCATCAGGATTTTGTTTATAGGTATACGTTCCCAAGGTTGCATCAATATCTGTTACAGGGTTGGATAAAACTCCCCTCACATCGATTGGATTGTCCAAATTATAATTCACCACCTTATTTCTTTTTTGCCAAGAGTCAGAATCTGGCATACTAAACTTTGCCATTTGTTCAGCAGTCCGTCTTTTAATTTCAGCTAATTGGTTCGAGCTAAAAAAATCTTCCGTGATAGGTTCTGTAGAACCCGAAAGATTTCGAAAAAAAGCTCGTCCCGCGGAAGACCCTATCGGAAGTCCTGTTAAAGTATTAACAATTCCTTGGTTGTTTTTTAAAAAGTTAACACCTCGCTGTACATTCTTGGGTGTTAAAAATAAATCTGTAATTGCCATAGTCTACCAATAATATTTATACTTCTTTGGAGGTAGTTTTTCATCCTTATAATCTTCAGGATGGGGTACTAATCCTCCTTGTCTAAAACGCAATACCGCTTGTGTCATAGAATCCACAAGGTCATCATTATCTCCGTACGGAAATGCCGCACATTCTTCAATAACTTCCTGTGCAAACTCTTTGTGAGTGGGCGCCCATATAGTGCCACTTTCAAATAAAGGGGCAACTGCGTTTACTCTTGTATGCTTATCATTTCCTTTTGAGGGTGTAAAGTTAATTACTGGTATTCCCATATTTCTAAGTTCATAGGTTAAAGGTAGTCCTGAAGCCTTTGCTTCAATCAAAACCGTCTCGGGTTGCCAGTATTTATACTGCTCGAGAGCTTTTCTTCGAAGTTCTGGAAACTCCAGTCGTGCTTTAAAGGAATCACATAAAATTAAATTAGGTGGTTTGTCCTCATTTTCTCTAAAGACACCCCATGTGGTGATTGCCGAATAATCGGCTGTTTCTTTTTTCATGAAAGCTGTATCATAGGATTGTATAATGTGTTCGAGCTTCGGCATGTGATCATGGTCCCATTTCTTCCACCATTCACGTTTGATAATTGCTCCTTCTTCTGAAGTTGGATTTTGCATCCACTGCGCATTCCATTTACCAAGTGATAATGAAGCTTTGACGGTTTCTAGCTCATCTAGCTTCCAGTACTCCGGCC